TAGTAAATGCTGCCAGTGCGTTTTCTTTAAGCACTGTGATTTCATGAATCTGCATGGGTTCTCCTGACAGATCTTGAAAACTTACCCGAATCTTTAGTGCGGATAGCATTCAACAACTTGCGAGACAAGTTTTCGGCCTGTTCGGGCGAAAACTCTGTTTCTATTTGTTCTAGAAGTCGTATGGCTGATTCAATGATGTTGTTGGCACGATTTTCAATCAGCAAGCGACGATCACGCTCTACATACAACGTGTCTAATTCTTCTAGTATACTTCGTGTCTTTTTTTGCATTTCGGAGAACCTTTGTATTATTTAGCGTAACAGCTTTGGGAATAAATATCTATAACGAGGAATCAACAATGACCAGTGCAATTAACCCTAACAACATCGACGGTAGCTATCCTGCTCCCGGTGTGCCCAACAACACACAGGGCTTTAGAACAAATTTTACCGAGACCAAGACTAACTTTCAATATGCAGCCAATGAAATTACTGACCTGCAAACCAATGCAATACTAAAAGCTGCATTGACTGGTACTACTCTAAACAACAACATGAACGGAGGCTTGATTTATGATGTCAAGCTACAGGACGTTGGCTACACTTATTTGCCTGTTGTTGCCACTGCTGGCAGCATTGACATCAACTATTCAGCAGCACAGTTTCAACAAATCAATCCTTCAGCCCCGATATCTTTGGTGTTTACCAACTGGCCAGTAACAGGCACAGCCGGTGTGGTACGATTGGAATTCAACATCACTAACGTTTCGCAAACTTTAACATTGCCAGCTGCTGTGAGCCAAGGCACTGACGGTATACAGGGATACACCAGCAGTGTGATTACTTTTGCTGACACCGGTGTTTACCAATTTGAATTTACCAGTGTCAACACAGGCACCACAATCACAATTGAAGACTTGACTCGTCCGCTGCTGGGCACTACAGAATCTGCTGTGGGATATGCAACCGGCACCGGAGGCGCTGTTACACAAGCCACTAACAAATCAACTGGCGTAACACTCAACAACCGTTGTGGACAAATTACCATGAGCAATGCTGCATTGGCAGCTGCGTCAGAAGTTAGCTTTACACTAACCAATTCGTTTGTGGCTGCAACTGATGTTGTGTATGCTTGTATTGCTTCAGGTGCCACAGCTGGCGCTTACAATGTGCAAGTGGATGCTGTGGCTGCAGGCAGTTGTAGAATTAGTTTAGGCAATATGAATGCTAGCTCGCGTAGTGAAGCAGTTGTACTAAACTTTGTGATTATCAAAGCATCAGCAAGTTAACTTGATTTAATCTTGCCCAGCAGTTGCTTGAGCTTGGCACTCTGTACATCGCCGGATACCCGGCCTACATCTCCACCTGCAGATGCTGGTTTTTCCCAGGCAGGGATTCCTGATGTTTTATTACTGCCAAAGTCTGATTCACCATCAGTAACTTTGCTTTTTGCTTTGATTGATTCCATGATAGAGCTCTGCGGACGGTGGTATCCGCCTTCGTCTCCGCCTTCATCAGTAATGCGCATAGTTTCAATGTTGTACTCCAAATCAATTTTTTGACCAACGCCGGTCGAGCTACGAGACTTCATACACTGTATCTGATACTTGCCGCGTTCTTTCATTGCACGACTTGTAAAGATACCAAACACATTGTCAGCTGTGTTGATCTTACTGATACCACCACTGATGTGGCTGTGGTCAAATTCAATTTCTTCCACAGCTGATCTGTTCAGCTGACTTGCTGTTACCAGCAGCACACTTAATTCTTTAGCCAAGTTACGTAGTTCTTCTGACACATATTTGTCTTTTACAAACAGGTCATTGGGACTAACTTTGGCACTGACTGGCATCAGCAGATCCAGGTAGTCTACCATAATAAAGTCTACTTTATGTCCTGTCTTGATCTGATATTCTTTCAAGAATGCACGAACATCATTGATGTTGCTTTGTGCTGGCAGCGCTTTGACCTGGTAACTGCCGCTTTTGCGTCCTACCATTTTGATCTTGAGTGCTGCATTTTCTTTTTCACGACGAATGTCCTTGGTACTCATGTCTGTTAACATAGCAGCAGTACGCAAGCCTGTTAGTTCTTCACTCAATTCCAGTGTGATGTACACACCATGCAAGCCTTGCTGTATCCAGTTCAACGCAATGTTCATCATCACCAGCGACTTACCGGATCCGGAACCTCCTGCAAAGATGTTGAGTTCACCGCGACTGAATCCGCCATACAACAGTCGATCCATCTGTGGCCAGCCTGTGCTTACTTGTCCTCCAGTGTCAAAGTACCTGCTGAACATGCCTTCGGGATCGGCCCAGAAGTCTGTGCCCAAGTCCTTGGTTAATGATATCTGTACAGCATCCTTGATCAGCTTTTCCACAGGCTCAAACTCACCTTTTTCCAGCAAGTCAGCTGACTTCAAGATAGCACGTTCCAGTTCTTGGCGTCGAGTAAACGATTCAAACTCAGCCATAAACCAGTCAAAGTGTCCTTCATTCAGATCCGGAACTGCTTGTAGCTTGACTCCAGTGGTGGCTGAAATCTGTGTAAGCTCGGGCATGGTCTTGTACTTGTCCGAGTGCTCGCGAATAAATTCAGCAGCAGGACGTAGACTACGATCAAAGTTCTCAGGATTAAAAATGTTCTGTACACGCACATATGAACTGGCGTCTTGCAACATCATTTCCAAGAACAGTCGTTGTACATCAGTTGAGTAGTCTTTTAGCAAGTTGTCGTTTCCTTAGTTCTATTTTAATTTTACTAGTCTCTCTGGACTGCATGATAATTATCAGAGTCGTTAAGCGCCCGTATTTGATCACCGCATCGTTAACATCCTTACAGTCTTCTCCCCAGTCTGGAATGCTCACAGCCCATCCCAGCTCTAGTGCTCGTTCTATTAAGTCCAGTCCAGTTTTGTCTTGATCCGGCACTACTGTGATTTCTTTGCCAAGATTGCGAATCAGTCTTGCTTGTGCATCACTGATAGCATTGTGCATAACTGCAACACCGCCAATGCTGAGTGCATCAAATATACCTTCGGTTACAATTACCTGTGTCCAATTGTCTGGCAAGCTGTCTACATTAAACACATAGCCTGGTTGACTATCGCTAATAAACTTGGGCATTTTATCATCTATAAATCTGCAAGTGTGCCCTACAATTTTGTTATCATATGTAAACGGTACTACCACATGGGGTCTGGCCCAGAGAAGATGACTGGTTTTTTGTACTCGTAACATCATGGGAAAGTCGTCAGGCACATGTCTACCACGCACATAGTCCCAGTGAACTGTGTGCTCAGTAGTCAACAGTTCAGCATAAGGTGGTAAATCGCGTTCTTCAAACTCAATGCCCATTAGCGTGTTAGCTGTGCGCTGTCGATCTTCAATCAACCCATGAATGCTGCGATGTCGCATGCTGTCAAGGTTCATGTGCTCAATGTCATTATCACTAACACCAATCCAGCTCAAGAGCCTACGGGCTTTAAAGCTCAGTGTGCGGCCAAGGATAAAGCTGGAAGTGTAGCCGCAGTTAAAGCAGTGATAGCTCCAACCTTGTTCAGTTGATTTGAGTCCGCCGCGCAGTCGATTGTCAGCAGTTTGCCCGTTGTGAGTACAGCAAGGTGCATTGAAGCTGATCCATCCTGAAGGAGTCTGCTTTCGCTTGCCGGGTAAGTAACTAGTAATGTCAATCATCTGTTATACATTATAACAGGATTGTGCTGGCAAATGCAACGATTATCGGTACTGAATGTTCTCAACCAAGCCGTTTGTGATCACCACAGTGGCCGAAGTACTACCTTGAAATTGGATAGGAACGTACCCAGATCCACCACTGGTCACTGTGATTGATGCAACTCCACCATTGATACTTACTGTGGCTTCTGCAGTGGCTCCTGCCCCAAAGCCCAAGATCTGCACATAAGGTGCTGCCACATACGACTTACCAACTTGGTTAACACTGATGCTGTTGACCACACCATTAACCACGTTGGCTATTGCAGTTGCTCCATAACCTAATGAAGTGTTAAGTGCAATGCGCAACAACGGATGGTATCCTACTGCATTAAAGTATACTGATTTTGAAGCGTTAAAGTACTCACTACTTTCGGTAACATTGTACCAGTCAGATTCGTAGTTTTGTGCAGCTTGTAGTTTGACTGTTCCGGTGTAATGAACCAAGTCCATCTTGACAGTGGTTAGACTAGCACCGTTTGTGACCATGTGACTGGAGTAAAACTCTGTTCTGCTGATACCATTGAGTGGCGGTGGGTTTAGTGCCCAATCAGGCGAACCTGTGGGTGCTGCACTTACTGTTTGGTTTTTGCCTGATATATTAGGTATTGTGACTTCTTGACTGGGCAGGAACTTGGGATAGATGGAATCCACAATGTCACAGTCAGCTCTGGCGCCTGCATCTGCATCAGTGAATGCTGCTTGGTTGTAGGTACCTTGAATACGTTCAATGCTGTAGCTACCAGGCTGTGCCACAATGTCATTGGTATCTTCTGGGGTCAGTACCACTTTGACTCGTCCTGTTGTGGCACTTAGCGTTTCCATGTCTTTTTCTGCCAGTAACTTGTCACCTTCTTGGTTTAACAGTCTGAATCGAAACGTGGACCCAGTGATGTTTACAGGCTTTTGATCCTGGTTAATAAATTCAAAGAGCAGTACATTGTCTACCCCTTTGTTGACTGTTAAAGTTTTTGCGTACACTGGTTCATACCTCGATGTGAAATATCCACCCGTGGTGTCCACCAAGAGTACTTTGGTGATTTGCTGATATAGATAAACGGTTGTGGAATACATTCGTATATTTACCTGACCATAAATAACCTTGATGGCTAATACTATATTTGAAAAACTGACGGAAAAATACCCATTTATAACGCTGTGTGTTTATGCCAACAATGAATACGTGGGAGTGGTGCAAAATCGCGACGACACAGTGACCACTATCTACGACTTTGGTGCAGTAAGTTTGCAACTAGACAAACTGGAATTTTTAGAATTAGCAGCAACTTGGTGGTGGGAAAGCAACAGAAGTATACCTATTAATATCTTTTTACGCAGGGACTGGGACAAATTTAGACCCACGCTGCGCACTTTTGTCAACAAAGATCTTGTAATATTGCATGGTCCAACCTGTAGTTTGTTGGACATTGCTCGCAAGAAGTCAAAAAGAAAATCAATTACGCTGGTGCGTCGACTTGATTGAGCAAGTTCATGTGTAAGCTCACTAGCATTGCATAGCCAAGAGCATGGGCCTTTTTGAATGTATAGCCCCGGCTAGTATCGCCATCCCACACTGTATCAAAAACTTGATCCCACGGCATACCCTGCAAATGTGCTTTGCCTGGACGAATAATTGAAATAAACGCAGCCATTCTAGGCACAGAATCTGGCTTCATTTCTGCTAACAAATCCTGATAATTGCCCACGTGCACTAATTGACTGGACCATGCACAATCCTGCCACAGTCGCTGCCAAGGCGCAGTTGTTGTCAGCATAGTTTCATAGTGAACTGGGTTTTTAACCAACTGATACACACTCATGTTCAAGAAATCAAGTTTGAAATAACCACGTGCTTCTGCTGATTCGTAGTCTATTGCAGCACATTTTGTAATAGGGTCATATGGTATGTCAGTAACATATACTCCCGAGTTGTGACGACGCGGTTTCCCTTGATGTAATTGGCATGCTGGAGTGTGCTGAATAAGACTCAGCACATGATCTCTGTTGGCAAAGTCCAAATCAATATCTGCGCTCATATTACCACCCTGCTCTTGTTAGTATTTGTTGTGCATACTCCTGATCTGGTGCACGACTTTGAAACTGTTTTTGCCATAAGTCTGAATCAATATAAGGCCAGATCATTGCTACCTGTGTAGGATCTAGGCTGCTTAAAAACTGTTGTCCAGATTCTGAATTGTAAATTACCCAGGAACTGATACGTCCTGTAGTGACAGCATAACACATAGAATTAACATTGCCATAACGTAAACAGTCGTTGGGCCGTGCAGAATTCTTTTCTGCCCAGTCCATGCCAAACTCCACGGCCCTGGCTAGTGCATCGTCTACTGCTTCAATCTGCAGATACTCAATCAAGTACTCAGTGTAGACTTTGTCACTGCACCAGTAGTCAATCTTTTTGTTGTTTTTTAATAGCCACTTGATAAACCTAGGAGGATTAATTGCACGTATATCAACACAATAACGTCCAAACTTTACAAATGCTTTGTAGTAGGCTGATGCTATAAATGTGTCAAATGTCTTGTTGCGTGCCGAACCTGCTGCTGTTTCATAGAAGTGTATGTAAGACTGAAAGCCCAGTTGCACACCCCGTTCGTCGCGTCCGGTATACCTGCGTTTGGGCTCGCACATATGCACTGCAATAGAAGTTTCTTTTGCAAATTGTTTCTTGCAATATTCACATTGATGGCTCATGTTAGTATTTTATACTCTTGTATGTAATCTGTCAAGTAGTCGTTGAGTATCCTGTGAGCCCCAACCGCAGGATGTACCATGTCAATTGGTACATAGGGTGCATCAGTACCGTATACAGTAGGCGTTACACCCAAACTGTGTTGGTAAGCAACTGCGCGCCAACTGAATCCGTCAATGATGTAAGGAACCTGTTTGAAATGTTGCAATCGAGGATGATCCAGCAGCTCTTGATACAAATTATCTGCTTGCTGAAACATCAACACTCGATGACCTCGGCTGCGAATGTCACTTATCACTGCCAGCATGTGATACATTAGATCTTCTGTACGATCTAAAATACTTTCTGCTTCCCATTTTAACTTTAACTCAACGAATCTTTTTGAGTCAACACTTTTCCAGTACGCAATCCATCTGCTTTTAAAATCCTGGTTCTGCGGATTAGCCCAGCGCCCTTCAAATTGGTCTGTGTCTGTGAGTATAGGTATTTCTAATCGACTCACAAAAGTCATACCCAACACATATAGTCTAGAGTGCTGTGTGTTTTGGCTGTGTTTCTGAGTAGTTCGTAGGATTCTTGAATTTGCGCTGCCACCAATGGCCAAGCTGTCTGCTATAGGAGTTCCTAGTTTTTTTTTGATTCCTATACGCTGTGCTAGATCAATATGGCCGTTGCCCATAGCATAGGTTTCCATATAGCTACAGCCATTGACTACTACTTGCGCAATCATTTTTTATCTTTGCCGGCAGCACGATTATAAGCGTCAATTTCTTTTTGTGTTGTTATTCGCGCCATGGCATCAATATCGTCATCTTTGTAGTGTGGATATATTTCCATCAGGGCCTTGCGTTTGGCACTGAGTCCTGCTTCTTTTTTCTTGGGCGCAATCCAAGGATGACGTGGCGTTCCTAAATCTGGACTCACAGTTGTGGCCAGCAACCATTGTAGTTTGGGATGCTTGCTTATGTTGAAGAAATGCTTGTTAAAACGTTCGTTGCAAGCAATCACATAAAACTCCTGCAGATCTCTAGAACCTTCTACTGCACTGCCCCAGCGAATCATGAGATAGTTGGAAAACTTTTTCTTTTCTTCTGCAGTAAGATCGTCATAGAATGTTCTGACCTTACGGTCAAACATACGCATTTCGTTGGCAATTTTTAGTTTATCGCTCATCAGTGTTGCTCAGATTGTAAATTACCATAACCTGGTCCAGGGCTTCTTGCAATGCAGCATTGGTTTTTGCAGCACGGTGAATATTGCCCCAGAGCTGGGCGTTTTGCATATGATCTTGCAACGGTCTACCATCACTTGTTCTTGTATCATAGTCCCAACCAATTTCTTTTCGAGTAGACGGCTCAGCGCCCAATTCACGAGCATACACAATACCGTTTGCTCGTTCGTAAATCATTGTTACACCGGGTGTAAGACTACCAGTTGACGGTGATTGAGAATTTTTGTCCATAATTTACCATGCTTTATTATAGTCCACAATTTCGCAATTTCGACTGACATCTTTTACAAAGTAAACACAATCTGGTTCAGGGTCGTCAGTTAGTGGCACTGCTAGCATTTGCCCGTTTTTGAGTTTGGGAGAGTACCAAGACACTTCGTGATACACATCTAGTATTTCAATTTCAGGAAAACTAGGCCTGTAGCTGCTGCGTGGATTGAATTGGAACACACGGAATCCTCGATCATTAATACTGGTCAACGGTAATACTTCGAGGTCGCCTACATCAGGTTCACCAATCAACACTTGCCAGTCCATGGGCATCTTGATTGTGGCGTTGCCTATTCGCAATACCAGTGCTGGAGAATTGAAGCTTTCTAAAAAGATCAGTGGAATAAAATGATAGTCCGGATCTTTGGGATCGCTGTTGTCTAGTATGGCAAATCTCATGTCGTCAACTTCTTCGGGCAGTTGGTCGAGATCGTAGTGTGTGTTGTCAAGTGTTAGTATTCGCATGTTTCTATTATATAAGATTATTGACGATATGTCAATGTTTTGTTAATATTTTAACTGCCAGTTTTTGATAGCAGAACTGTAACGGATTTCAATTTGATCAGCTGTTGCATAATCTTGTCGAAGTTGTTTGGCCACATTACCAAACCAACAGCGATTGCTGTCAAGTACTTGATCATGATATGACATCTTCCATTTGAGTACCAACATTGCCCAATCATGTTGTTTGAAATTGTTAGGAATGGTCAGCACAGTGTTGTCTTCAACCTGATGGCAACCAAGATCAAGCACGATAGGCATGCCGTGGTAGAGTTTTTCTAACTTGATATCAGTAAACTGATCCAACATAGTAAACAATCGATTCAAATTGTTAGCGCGGAACACAGTATCTTGTAAACTGTACTGACTGCTGAATTGCGAGTTAACAGCATTTACAAATGCTGAGTTTACATTTACAATAGGATCATAATCAACTGCCTCACTGCCTGTTAAGTCTAGTGTAAACACAGGATGGTTACGATACACCTCTGCCCAGATTTCAATCTTGCCAGGGATAAACTCTCCGCCATGGCGCAGTGCATGATTACTTAATCTAACCATGTCTTCGCCCAGTATCTGTGTGTTGATGGTTTCTGACACATACACATCAGCGCTAATATCGCAATCAAGAAAATCTGCACAGATCAAAGTTACTTGATCCATGCATCCCACATGTGCTAAGTTGGTCTTGAGGTATTCAAACCTTTCAGGATTTTTTTCAACAGCAATCACATGTTCAGCACCTGACTGCAGTGCCATCACAGTCAAAAATCCTGTGCCAGCACCAATGTCGCAAACTATCTTGCCCGGTGCTGCAATCTTCAGTGCTGCACTGTAAAATTCATTGCGAGCAGTGTCGTTAAGCATGGGCAAGAACACACCATCATCTTTGAAAAAGTCTGTGCTCAAGCCAACTTCATCCAGTCTAATTTTTCAGCAGTAAACGGATAATTGGCTTCTTTGTAAAACTGTTTGCGCTTGGTCAAATGCCGCTTGGCAAACTTACAAGTTGATGTTACATCCCAGATTTCGACGTGGTCTTTGTCTTCTGCTTTTCTAATACCGCGTCCAATAGACTGGATAACCCTAACAAAGCTCTTTCCGGGCTCCAGAAGAACCAGATTAAAAATCCTAGGAATATTAATGCCCACAGCGGCCACACCATAAGTCGCCACAATAATCTTCCCAGTACTTGTTGCAATTTCATCATATTCTTCCTGCCTTTTTGTTCCTTTGGTTGCACCTGACACAAACACTGCAATGTCTCCCAGGCGCTCTACAATGGCTTGTCCTGCTGCCACACGATCTACCAGTACCAATGTATTGCCTGTGTCGTTTACTCGTGCAACCAGTGCAGCAATTGTGTCTAGTCTGCCCGACTCTTCCAGCAAGTACTTGAGTTCACTTTGGTAATCTGCGTACTCCACGTGGTCTATCAGTTGTACAATGTTCACATGACACTGTGCCAACACACCTTGTTGTTGCAATTCGTTAGCGCTGAGTCGTCCAATCACAGGACCCAGTCCTACTAGCAATGCCTGGCTTTCAAATTTTTCTTTTGGCACAGTTCCAGTTAACCCCCAACGTATAGGAATATGCGCCATTACTCCGGTCAGCAATGTTTTCAGAGCATCTGCCTTGGCCATGTGCACTTCGTCTACCATGACGCACACAACATCCTCCAAGAAGTCCTGTATCGTAAAGTCAGCAGTGCCAGATTTTGTGTCTTTTAGTAGATTGTTGAGACTTTGCCATGTGCAGATTGTGTGTGTACGATTATAGTCTTTTCGATCACCAAAGTAAACTCCCACATCCAGTCCAAGGTTGATATAGTCTTTTTCAGTTTGTGTAACTAGACTCTTGTTAGGCACAATCACAATGCTGCGTCCGTACTTTTGTATATTCCAACTCAGGCTAGCTGTCATGATTGTTTTGCCTGCACCTGTGGCCACTTCTTGGATGCACTGTGGGTTGGACAAAAATTTGTTGATAATGTCCACTTGATAGTCGCGCAGTTCAATTGGCTGCCCTACCATTGGATGTCCTTTGGGCCACATTATGTTGG